AGCACTTAAAGGAGTGCTTGATGGATTGAAAGGAGAATAAAGAATTATGGCAACTTCAAGAGGAATTATGTTTGACCCCAAGTTGGTAACCAGTTTAATTAACAAGGTAAAGGGTAAATCTTCCCTGGCGGTGCTGTGCAAACAGACCCCCATTCCTTTTAACGGACAGAAGGAGTTTACTTTTACGATGGACAACGAGATCGATATCGTTGCCGAGAATGGTAAGAAGAGCGAAGGCGGCTTTTCTATGGATCCTGTAATCATCGTGCCGATTAAATTCGAGTACGGCGCTCGTGTTTCTGACGAGTTTTTATATGCAACCGAGGAAGAGCAGCTGGATATTCTGGAAGCATTTACCGAAGGTTTTGCGGCAAAGGTAGCTCGCGGTCTGGATATCGCGGCTTTCCACGGAGTAAACCCCCGCACTGGTGAAGCATCCGCAGTTGTCGGCGACAACAACTTTGATTCCAAAGTTACCCAGAAGGTGACTTATGCAGCGGCAGCTCCCGATGAAAATTTAGAGGATGCAGTTGCAATGATTCAGGGATCTGAGGGAGCAGTGACCGGTGTAGCAATGGCCACTGCGTTTGGTTCTGCAATGGCAAAAGTGAAGGTAAACGGTGTGAAGCAGTATCCTGAATTTGCGTTCGGAGGAAACCCCGGCACCCTGAATGGTATGAAGGTGGACGTTAACCGCACTGTATCCGACGCTGCAAGCACTGATCGTGCAATCGTTGGCGACTTTGCAAATATGTTCAAGTGGGGTTATTCCAAGCAGATCCCGCTGGAAATCATCAAGTATGGCGATCCTGACAACTCTGGAAAGGATCTGAAGGGCTACAACCAGGTGTATATCCGTGCGGAGGTATATCTGGGCTGGGGCATCATGGATCCCACCGCATTTGCAAGAATTGTTGAAGGAGCGTAAGCATGAAATACAAGAACATGAGAACTGGCGCAGTAATTGAAACTACGGGCAGGATTCATGGTGGCGATTGGCGGGAAATTCCCGCCGTCGCTGAAAAAACCGCACCTCCCGTAGAAAATGAAAAAGCGGCAGAGCAGAAGAAAACTGCGCCAACCAAAAAGCCTGCTCAAAAAACAGCTGCAAAAACCAAGGCGGTGAAGAAAAATGGCTGATTACGCAACGGCGGAAGATCTTGAATGTCTGTGGAGAAAACTGTCTGTAGCGGAACGAACCAGAGCAGAGGCGCTGATTCCTATCGTTTGTGACAGCCTTCGGATGGAAGCGCAGAAGGTCGGAAGAGATCTGGACAAGATGGTCACGGAGAATCAAGCACTGAAAAATGTTGCAAAATCTGTCGTGGTGGATGTAACGGCCAGAACGCTGATGACCGATACTGACGCAGAACCGATGACACAGATGTCCCAATCAGCTTTAGGATACACCGTTTCGGGAACATACCTGGTTCCGGGAGGCGGATTGTTCATCAAAAAGTCGGAGCTTGCACGCCTAGGGCTACGTCGACAAAGATATGGGGTGATGGATTTCTATGAAACGGATTAAAGGAATCACAGTAATACTGTATGACAAGATTCAGACCGGAACGGATGGATTTGATGCTCCCCTGTACGAGGAAATTCCTATAGAGGTCGAAAACGTACTGGTAAGCCCTGCAAGCAGCACCGATGTCATAGATCAGCTCAATCTGTACGGAAAGAAAGCAATCTATACTCTCGCGATTCCCAAGGGGGATACACATAACTGGAAAGACAGAGAAGTAGAGTTTTTCGGAGAAAAGTGGAAGACTTTTGGGTTACCGATATGCGGAATCGAAGAGAATATACCGCTGGACTGGAACATGAAAGTGATGGTAGAACGGTATGAGTAAAGTAAAAATTGTCTTAAACCGTGAGGGAGTACGTGAACTGCTGAAATCCAGCGAGATGAAATCCATATGCGAAGAGCATGCAAATGCCGCCCTCAATAAGCTCGGCAACGGATATGAAGTAACCACGATGACTGGAAAAAACAGAGTTAACGCATCAATCTGCGCAGTGAGCGACGAGGCAAAGCGGGAGAATCTGAAGAACAATACGGTTTTAAAAGCACTGGGAGGTGGCTTATGATTGAAGAAATCATAAAGGATTATCTTAAGAGCGCACTGGAAATTCCCGCAATAATGGAATTACCGGAAAGCCTTCCGCAAAAATTTGTACTAATCGAGAAGACAGGCGGCTCAGTGGAAAATCATATTTATTCTGCGACTATTGCCGTCCAGTCATATGCAGAAAGCCTATATGAGGCAGCAAAACTGAACGAGCGGGTGAAGGTAGCAATGGACAGTATAACAACTCTTTCTGATATAGGAAGTTGCCGGCTAAATTCAGATTACAATTTCACAAACACATCAATCAAGAGATACCGCTATCAGGCGGTGTTTGATCTCATTTACTAGGAGGAATAGAATATGGATTCGAAAAACGTATCATATGCAAAGCCGAAGATCGGAGGAGCGATTCATCGGGCACCTTTAGGCACAAAATTGCCAGTAAGTGCAAGCGAAGCACTGGACGCAGCGTTTCTGTCGCTTGGGTACGTCAGCGATGAAGGACTATCGAATAACAATTCGCCGGAAAGTGAAAGTGTCAAAGCATGGGGCGGCGCAGTTGTTCTTGTTACGCAGGCAGGAAAGGAAGATACCTTCAAGTTTAAGTTGGTCGAGTCGATGAACGTAAACGTCCTTAAGACCATTTACGGAGATAAAAACGTAACAGGCGATATTACCAGCGGAATTGAAGTAAAGGCGAGCAGTCAGGAGGAAGAGGCCGCAACGTATGTAGTAGACATGGTTTTGAAAGGCAAGGTAGCGAAGCGAATTGTAATCCCTGAAGGAAAAATCACAGAGATGGAAGAGATTGTTTACAAGGACAATGAACCGATTGGCTATGGTGTGACCATGAAAGCGATCGAGGACTCAGAAGGCAATTCGCACTATGAATATATTTTGAAGTCAGGAGAGTAAAGCATGGAAGATAAAATCAAAGGAGTAACGGAATCGGGATTCGAATTTGAGTTGGACAGAGATGCTCTTGATGACTATGAACTGCTGGAAGCACTCCACGAGCTTGACAAAGGCGACTATGGTTACATTACAGAAGTGACGGATCGACTGCTCGGAGAAGAGCAGAAGGAAAAGCTGAAGAATCATTTGCGAACAGATACCGGGAAGGTTTCTGCGTCGAAAATGATGAAGGAAATTGGAGATATCTTCAAAGCAAGCAAAGAAGTAAAAAACTGATAAGCCTCGCCGACATGATTGCCACAGACGAAGATGCCCTTATCTGTGACCTTGCGGAAACATATCATATATTTGATTATAAGTCGCTGCCGGTTCTTACGGTGGCGACTTTGTCTGTCGGTTTGAGGACAAACAGCAGAATTAAGATGAGGCTGGCAGGTGCAAAGTATCCGCTGGATACCATACTGCTGGCGACAGTAGCGGATAAGCTGTCGAATCTCGTTTGGATGCAGTCGGAGGACGGCGCAAAGGGTATCAACTGTCCTAAATCTATTTTAGCGTCGCTACTGGAAGATGTGGAGGAGAGTAACGTAGAAGCATTCGACACCCCAGAAGACTTTGAACAGGCATGGAAAGCAATGACGGAGGGACGCGATGAGTAAGACGCAATTAGCAAAAGCATACGTACAGATTGTTCCATCTGCAGATGGAATCAAAGGGTCCATTTCAAGCGTTCTGGGGAACGAAGCATCTAGTGCCGGAAACCGCGCCGGTGGTATTGCAGGCAGTAGCCTTGTCTCAAAAATCAAAGGCGCTATTGCGGTAGCAGGAATTGGAAAAGCCCTGCAATCCGCACTGGAGGAAGGAGCCAACCTGCAGCAGAGCACTGGCGGTATTGAAACTCTTTTTAAGGACAGCGCGAGTACGGTTATTGAAAATGCAAAGAACGCATACAAGACGGCAGGAATGTCTGCAAATGCATATATGGAGACGGTTACCAGCTTTTCCGCCAGCCTGCTCCAGGGCTTGAGAGGAGATACTGAAACGGCTGCCAACATTGCAGATATGGCGCTGACGGATATGTCTGATAACGCAAACAAAATGGGTACCAGCATGGAACTTATTCAGAATGCGTATCAGGGGTTCGCGAAGCAGAATTATACGATGTTGGACAACCTCAAACTCGGTTACGGTGGAACAAAGACAGAGATGGAGCGATTGCTTGCCGATGCGCAGGAATTGACCGGCATTGAATACAGCATCGACAATCTGTCAAATATCTATTCGGCAATCCATGCGATTCAGGATGAGATGGGCATCACGGGCACAACAGCAAAAGAAGCTGCATCAACATTTTCTGGCTCAATGGCATCAATAAAAGCTGCTTTCAGTAATGTACTTGGTAGCCTAACCCTTGGAGAGGATATAGGACCGTCACTTCGTGCATTGAGCGAGACGGTCTTTACTTTTGTTAAAGATAATCTTTTGCCTATGGTCGGGAATGCATTGTCAGGACTTCCAGAACTGCTGAACAGTGTATTAAGTATGGCAATAAGGGGCTTAAACCTTGTTGGCAATAACGCAGATTCTTTGATGCAACAGGGTATATCACTAATCAGCGAACTGATTGCTGGTATTGTGTCTGCAGCACCATATCTTGCAGAGAGTGCACTTAGAGTTATCTCATCTTTCGGTAACGCCATTATGGAAACGGATTGGGTGGCAACTGCTGAAAATCTTATCAGTGCGCTAAGAGAAAACTTGGATCTAGCTGCCGGTGAAATTCTTGGGACAGATGGGAATATCGTCAAGTCAATACTGGATGCGATTACGACGAATCTGCCAGCTATTCTCAATGGAGGCGTCGGGATTGTTACTGAAATTGCGAACGGAGTGCTTGCAGGAATTCCTGAAGCACTATTAGCGATGGGAGATTTGCTAAAGTATTTAGTGAGTAGTGTTCTCAAAGCAACCCCCAGTATTTTACAATGCGGATTCACGCTTATTTCGGAATTAGCATCTGGATTAGCGAACAATTTACCGGC